GTGCTTGGGTTGTATGTTAAATCACCATCTGATTCTAATCCTATATTACCACCATCTACATCACCACCCGATGTAAAGACAACAGCATTATCTTCATTTGTGCTTTCGTTATCACTAATAGTTACTGTTGTTGCCACTGCTGCTGTAGTTGCGTTTGCAACTGTAACCCCTGCGATTACAGTATTTAGTGCTGTGCCACCAACTGTAATTGCATCAGCTTCTAGTGTGCCGTCAAAGTCACCGTCGACTGCATCAATATTACCTTTAAATATGGTAGCAGTTACTGTTCCTGTGCTTGGATTATATGTAAAGTCTCCATCTGATTCTAAACCAACGTTACCTGTCGCAGAGGTGTCTTCAATAAATGTAATTAAATTTTCTTCGTTCGTGCTTTCATTGTCAGCTACACTTACGTGTGCCGCATTCGTTGCGTTCGTAACAGTGACACCGGCGATGACCGTGTTTATCGCTGTACCGCCGATTGTGATTGCATCAGCCTCTAGTGTACCATCAATATCCGCATCACCAGATATATCTAGTGTAGCAGCGTCTAGTTCACCCGTTAATGTAACGTTTCTAAAACCTGTTATATCTTTGTTTGAGTCAACAATTACAGCCAACGATGCAGACACTGTTCCTGCTGTGATTCCGTCTACTAAATTTAACTCAGCTGCTGTTGACGTAACGCCGTCTAGTATGTTTAACTCTGCAGCTGTTGATGTTACAGCAGTTCCATTTATCGATAAAGCGTCTGTCTCCAAAGTACCATCTACATCTACATCACCCGATATATCGAGAGAGGCAGCAATAAGTTGATCCACTTGTAAGTCTTCATGTGATGATCCAAGTTTTAGTTCAAACTTAGGCCCCGTGGTGTTATAGCTAAATGTAGCATCATCTCCTGAACCACCTTCAATAGTTATACCCGCACCGTTTACAACTGCGGATGTAGTGTTGCCAGAATCTAAAACAAGATTGTGGTCGTTTAAATTTACAGTAGTTGAGTTTACTGTAGTCGTTGTGCCACTAACTGTTAAATCACCTGTCACAGTTAAGTTATCATTCACTGTTACCTCAGAGGTTGTGTGACCAATAGAAATAGGCACACCTGATGTAGCTGTTCCAATAGTAATGCCGTTTGATGTATTAGAGTTGTCTATATTTAAAGTTGAAGTGCTATCTAGTGAAATGTTGGAACCATCAACTACTAGCGTGCCATCGATATCTGTGTTGTCTAAATTTGTTGTACCATCTATGTCTGCGTCACCAGATATGTCTAATGTTGCTGCATCTAGTTCACCAGTTAGTGTTACGTTTCTAAATCCTGATATATCTTTATTAGAATCTACAATTACAGCCAATGAAGCTGATACAGTTCCTGCTGTAATGCCGTCTACTAAATTCAACTCAGCCGCTGTTGATGTCACTGCGGTCCCGTTTATAGACAAAGCATCTGTTTCTAAAGTGCCGTCTATGTCTGCATCACCAGATATATCTAGTGTGGCAGCATCCAACTCACCAGTCAGCGTGACGTTTCTAAATGATCCTATATCTTTGTTTGAGTCAACAACAACAGCTTTACTAGCTGCAACAGTTCCAGCTGTTACTCCATCTATTGTTTCTAACTCAGCTTCGTTAATGTTTGCAGATCCAATTATAAAACCTGTTGCTGTAAATGTGCCGTTGACCGTTAGCCCTGTATCGGCGGCGTGAGTTATTGTAATATCGTTATCTGCTCCAAAACCAAGAACAGCACTATCACTGTCTAGTTTTAAATCATTACTGACTGTGACTGCGGTCGACGCATTAAGGTCAATGGTGGCCTCACCATCTATACGTAAAACACCATTAGAGCTTTGTTGCACAAAGCTTGCAGCATCACCAAATGTTAATTTATTCGTAGAGTTTAGTGTAAGTCCTGTGCCATCTGTGTGCGTTAGTGTGGTGTCGGAGTCTGCACCAAACTTTAATACAGCAGAGTCAGATCCGAGTATAAGATCATCGGGCAGTGTGACATCAGCGTTGTTATCTTCAAATACAGCCTTGCTCGCTGGTTGTGTACAAAACACATCTTTTGTTCCTGCACTAAACGTTACTGCACTGTTGCTGTTAGAACTTGATAAAACAGTTGTTCTTGAAAGTGTGTCTGTTGATGCATCCGTAACTGTGCCGATACCTATTTCAAACTCTGCTGACGTTCTGTGAACGATTGCATAATAAGTTACGTTACCATCACCAATACCAGATACAAAAGTTCTAAAACCAGATACAGCACCATCTAAATTAAGGGTGCCTGTCCCTGTGGTTGTCGTTGTTTCTCTTACTCTGTCTGCTACTGCAAAGGCCATGGCTAACTCGTAAAGCTGTTTGTTCTTCTAATTGCAAGCTCTTGATTAACGCTTGCTACTGCCTCCTGATATCTTTTTTCATACAGTTGAAGCATCTGTGGGTTTTTATCATACACTGCAGCTTCTATTAACGAACCATATAACAAAGCATCGTATGCATTGTCTGTTAACCAGTTTGTTGTATTGCTGCCTGACAAAGAACTAAACCTCGTTCTATAGTTTATTTCAACTGTAAGTGCGGCACTTGGTGTTGGAGCAATAATATAAAAATCATTGTCCCAATCTGCATAATATTTTGGCGTGCTTGTGCTTGTTCGCGTAGGCCAATATTCGTTTATATATCCAACGTCTCTATATTCCAATGCTGTCCTCGCCGAAGCAGAGGACAGCACCTGAAAGGAAATGATCGTGATTAGATCAGTTGGTTTCGTCACAAAGGCGTCACCAATAGTTAATGTAGCGTTTTGATGTTTGTATAGTTCAGGGACATTTATCAGTTCTCTTGCTAGTCTACGCTCAGCTGTGTCAATAAACTGAGGACTCTCCGATGAAAAATCAGAACTATTATTTTCTGTTAGATCGATTAAATCTTGTTTAAGTTGGTTAAATGATGTCATGATACGGTTACCGTCCCTAACTCAAATCTCATTGTTAAATCTTTTGCAACAGTTGCAGGCTGCATGCTACCAGACGTTGCA